TCCTTCCTTCCAGTATTCGTTCCATCTTGTTTCCAGATCTTCATTCAAAGAACGATCATCTGTTAGTGCCTGCAATGTGAAGCCACTGCCAATTATATAATCAACTGCCCTTGAAATCAGGCCTGAATAAATGCCTTGGTTTCTAAAGAATTCCCTGGAAACATCGATCAGCGTTTCACGATCAACACGTTGATGTTCCCTTCCACTTGCCTGTGTTGGTGTTCTTCCTTCCTTCCTGGTGATTCTTGCTGCCCTGTATCCTGTTTGGCCATACACACCTTTCAGGCCAAAATCAATTCCATGATTGTTGATTACTCGTGGTGTTGGTGCAGCCTTGGCCTTTGCTGTGCTGGCCTTTGTTTTCATTGGCTTGGTTGCAGCCTTTATTTTTGCTCGTGGTTTTATTGTGGCTGCTTTCTTGGCTGCTGGCATGCGTTAATACCTTGTAAGTGTTGGCCTGGTGAATGTTGCTCGTTTTGTTTCTGAACGTGGTGAAGCAGTATCCACAAAAGCCTTCACATCAGCCTGCATTTCTTTCAGGCTTTCAAAAGTCAAATTGCTTCCTGCTTCAGAAAGTGATTGGCCACGATTAACGAGCAAATACCGGATGGCTTCAAGAATATTTTTTGCCTTGGTGATGTTGCCTTCCCATGCCAAATTATTGTTGTATTGGTCCAATGCATCTTGAAGTGTGCTGGAAGAATCAAGGCCCATGCAATTGCTCCTTTTTCCGGTAATATATACCAGAAAGCAGAAGTTGCACAGGCCTTGTTTTATTGATTTGTAAATCTAGATCTTGGTTCCAATCTCCTTCCAAGTGTGGCCACAATATGCCACCAAGCACTGCCTGTATTGGATTTGGCCCTGTGTTGATGTGGCTTTACTGTTGATTTCCTTGCATTCAGGACAGCGTACTTTTGAAGGAAATGCAAAGATTGGTTTTTCTTCCACAGGTGTTTCAGTTTTCACTTCTGGTGGTGGATTTTGCTTTGCTGGTGCCTTCTTCTTTGATGTTCGTTTTGCTTTTCTTCTTGCCATGTGTTGCTTCTCCTTTTCAGTATCTACTCCTGATCCTTCTTCTGTTCATTTGAACTGACCTTGTTTTTTTTGGTGCTGGTGGTAACTTTCTTATTGGCGTTTCATCGATCTTGATTCCAAGCACATCAGCCAAACATCTGTTTCCGTATGTCACATCAAGAAAGTGATTTTGCTTGCCAAGCACCACAAACTTTTTCACCACGCCAATTGATTCCTTGAATTCTTCTTGTTCTTGTTCTGCACAAATCTGTTGTGCAAAATTTCTGTGCACTCTTGGATCTGCTTTGAAAAGTGAAATGCTGCCAGGTGTGCCAGGTTCAGCATTGAATCCTGCATGCACTTTTCTTTTCCAATGATCAGCATGCATTTCCAAAAGCCATTGGCCATTTGGCTGTTTCACTATATGCCAATTGTTTCCAATCTTCTGGCCTTCTTTATCAACTTTTTTTTGCCATTGGCCTTGCCTTTTGCCATGTGAAACACCTGAACCAAAACCCATTGTGGCCATATATCTTGCACCTGATTCTTTGCAGAAATCATATATGGTGTCGGTCAAATAACCAGCATCAACGCCACATGCATCAATTTGTTTTATGCCATCTTTGAATTTGAAACCTGGTGCCAGGTAATCATCTCTAAATGCACGCAGTGTTTGCTTCACCCGCATTTCATCAATTTCTTTTCCTTGATCAACATGTAAAGAACCATATGTGATCAGATGGCCAATTGCTTTTTCCGCCCATGCTACAAGGCCATACCAACAAATATATGCACCAACATCAACAAAACAAGTCAACTTCAAAGCATGATCTGGCACTATTCCTTTCATCCAGTTGTTGGTTTTGTTCATCACAACTTGTTCTGAAACGCCAATCAAAGATGTTTTCTTGGATTTGTATGGCATAGCCCAACGGAATTGAACAACCAATTTTTGCCTATCTTCATTATCTTCATCTTTTGCTGCCAGCCATTCATCCCTGGCCAACATTTTGAATGGCACCATTCTTGATGCAACTGCATTCCACTTCATTCCAAATGTGATTGTGTTTTTTCTTTTTCCGGTAAGGTTTCCATCTTTCACTGTTTGGCCTTCAGAAACCAACATTGGATTGTTCAGGCTTTCCAATCTATCTTCTTCATTCCAGATGCTTCCACATTCACTGCAAGCCAATCCTGCTTCTTCCCCTGCTGCAAGTTCATCTGGTTGATCTTGCCATCCGATGAAATCTTCTCTTTTTGGTTCTATGTATTCGCCACAGTAGGAACACTTGAAGAAAACTCTGGTGTTCGTTCCAAAGATTGTTGTTTCATTGAAGATTCTTCCACCTTCATTGCTCATTGTGCATTCGCCGTAGATTCTGAAATCATCGCCAAAGCTATGTGTTCTTGCTTCCAATTGGCCAACTGGATCTGTTTCTTCCTTCTTCTGTTTGCTTGCTGCCATCTTGTCGATCTCTGTCATAATCACCACTCGTGCAGTGTGGCTTGATACTTGTGCATCTTTGCTGGTTCCCATGAAACGTAAAGTGGCACCATTCTTCATTCTGATCTTTGTGAATCTTCCACCTTTGCTTCCAATGCCTGAAGTTGGAAGTATCCATGCATAGCCTGAATTCAGAAGGATTGGCAAGATCCGATCTTCATAAATATCTTGCGCCATATCAATGGAAGGTACACCAATGATCACATCTTCTTGCAATTCACAAAGGTGATACAATAACGGAATATTGAAGAACAACAGTGTTTTGCCAGATTGTGTTGGCCCTGCTGCAAAGAATCTTCTGTATGCTGGATTTTCAAACTCCTGCAACACAAGCCTGGTGAATGGCATGAAATCAGCATCAAACAGTTCACCACCTTTGGGCCCTGTTTCCGGTAACACCACTTCTTCTTCAGCGAATTGCAGAAATGTTCTCACAGGCTTACATCTTGCAGCCTGAATGAAGAAGTTTCCTTCCTGCCTTGCTGGAAGTGAAAGTGGAAGTGCCATTGTTAGAACCTGAAGATGTAATGCATTTTTTTCCTTCGATCAAACTGGCCAATTTGCCTTCCGGTACGTCGACCGATCCATTCGTCAATGAATCCATCTTGGCCGGATTGTACGAGGATGTGATCGAGCGCCATTTCTAAGTCGCTCTCCCAGAACTCTCGCGCTGGCGCTCCAGATCCTTCCAAGGATTTAATAATTCCCTCTGTCATTTCCGTGCGGTCCCTTTCCTATTGTGTGTGCTGCTTTGTATCCTTTCTTGATATCCGGAGTTTTACCCGATAGCGCCCATAAGATGCGGCTCCTCATCAGGCATTTGGTCCCATGTCCTGCCGTCCAGGATGCGTCCTGTTCTCTTCTTCATGACGCCCCCCCATTGTTTGAAGAAGAACGGGACACCGGTCGATAAGCATTGGTCTCGTATCTCTCTTGCCCAGGCGGGGTCCATTTGGCGCGCCTTGGGACCTGATTCACCTCCAACAATAACCCAGTCCACACCTTTTAGATTCAAACCATGAACAGGTCCGAGCAAGGGCTCGAATGAAACGAATTTGACCATGGCGTTGCTTTGTCGCAGGTGTTCGATACGGAACTGGTAGTCAGAATTCTCAACGCTGACTCCCATCCATATATTGGGAGACCAGTCCAATTGTGGGTTCATTTCCAGCAGGCGTTTCGAACGTTTTGTTAGAACTTGAAACCGATGATGTGATGCCCGACCCATTACATCGAATATCTTCGATATGAATTCGAAGGGTACACACTTATGAAAAAGATCGCTCATGGAGTTCACGAAGATCGTCTGGGGGCGCTTCCAACGCAAAGGCATCTCAAGCACATGTTCATGGACTGTGAGGCGAAAACCATTGGCATAATTTGGCTGTCCCATCGCCTTCAACCGTATGGCCATTCGTTCGGCATAACAATGCTTGCATCCCGGACTTATCTTTGTGCAACCCGTAATTGGGTTCCATGTGGATTCCGTCCACTCAATAGCTGACTTTGCCATTATTGCACCCCTCGTTTTTCGTACTTCGAGAAGATGTCTTCCACTATTTTGATTGCGACCGGCTGTTGGCTGGCGAAAAATAAGAAATATACGACGGCATTCCTTGAATTTCGCATCGGCATAGGTTTGGGCACACAGCGGAACCTGGCCACTTCCTTTAACCGCCGATGAAAGGCAGCGACAACATCGTCGTTGCTTGCTTTCAGAGGGTCAGGTTCGCCAAAAAGGCACTGTTGAGGGTTCTTTTTATATGCAACATCGCGC